CATATGCCAATATGGTTCAACGACGTGAACATATCGTGTGTTTTTCAGATTGATGCCTTCTGCGCCGGACGAAGTAATCATAAACACCTTGATTACCTCCCCGTATACGTTATTCTCCGCACGTTCTTTGAGTTTATTTGTGATAGCAACGGGCACAATATTCCAGTCGCCGTTATATACATTACGAATAATTTCCTTTTCTTCGGCGGTTTCCGTACCAGTATATAGTACAAATTTCGGTTTTCCAATGTCTTTTTCATCTTCAACCAATGTCCAAGTATCCTTGTCTTTTTGTATTTTGAATTCGGCAAACCCATTTGCTAATAATATTAACTTCATCAGACCAATGCCCTCAATTGTTCTAAAATGACTATACAAAAGATGCAATCCGCGATTATCTGGGTTGGCTATGTTCTCTAATATGTTATAAAACTTCGGGCTCAATGTTCTCAAATTATCACCAACTAGATGGATGCTTTTGTTTGTTTCGGGATCAACCTCGCTTATCTTTGCCAATGCAGTTTCAATACGTTTTGCGTAATTATTCTTATCCGTATCAGCGGTGGGTTGTTCTTCTTCGCCTTCCTCCAACGGATCGGTCGTAAGGTCTAATGCATTTTCATCCACTTCTGCTTCGTCTGCCCCATTCGGTAGAGGGCGGTCAATGCCTTCGGGGAAAACGAAATTGCACGCCGCTCTTGAAAATATCCGATACGTAGATGAAATGGTGAAAAGTTCATCGTCTTGCTTTTTTCTCTGTTGTTTCTTTGCATTCTTTTCGCGGTCGGCTTCTATTTTACGTATTTTCGCATATACACCAAATTGATATGGGGTCATTTCGGATTTAACCACGTGATAAATATCACCAGTTTCAGTAGGAACATAGTCTGGCAACAGGTTCTCCTGTGCACTTCTAAAATAGGATGTTAAACCCAATATACGTCGTTGAAACAAATTAATGTTTCGTGTTTCACCTTGTTCCGCATCAACGAATGCATTCAAGAAGGCGGCGGAGTCGTCGGGAAGCGCTTTATTTAATTCTAGGGCAAGTGTGCCCTCGGATACTTCAAGTCCAGCTTTCTTTAATTCACGTATAATTCGGTCAATAAATTCCTTATCTGATAAATTGCCGCTGTCGTCTAGTTTTACACCATCATAACGGTCAAATGCATCGCCAGCCCCACCGGTTTTTCTGGTAGTATTTGCCACAGGTTTCTTTGCGACACGTTGTGTGCCTTTTAACATACCTCGCTTTTTCAAGTTAATAAACCCAAACGGGTTGCGAGTAATGATGAGTTTATTACCGCTGTACTGGACATAATCGTGTGTGCGTATATCGGCTTTATCTAAGATATTTAATATTGTTTCCGTATTAATCTTCTCATTGGTAGTCACATTTACGGTCATAGTCCAAGTTTTAATGTATCCTCGCAGAATGTTATACAAAATGCCTATTTCGTTCGGGTAGTTAATAATCGGAGTGCCTGAAAGCAATACAATGCGGGCATTATTTGCCTTCATCAAGTACTCATACAAAATATGTGATATGGATTTGGGCGACTTGATTTTATTTACGATACGACTGACGAAATTGTGCGCCTCGTCAATAATCACAACGGAATTATCAAACGGATTTGTTGTCATATTGTTAGACAATTGATTTATTATTTTCGTAAGATTGGGTGCGTTGTAGTTAATGTCCTTGTATTTTGCCCGTATCATTTCATTTAACTGCGTATCAATCGCAGTTTGTTCTTCGGTCGTTTTTTCGGTAAAATTTGCAGGGTTATTTACATTAACTAACCACGCACCTCCATTTTCGCGGATAGTTTGGCTGGATATAGAGAGTGCCCGTGACAATATACCAACATATTCTGGATTTCCCTCAATGGGTACAAATTCCCAATGCTGGTTCTTCTTATATAAATCATCACCGCATTTCTTCATCTCACTGAAAAAGTTCATCTTCAATGATGCAGGTGTCATTACAAAAATCTGTTTGTTGGTTTTCATTCCTTCCGCAATTGCAATGGATGTGCATGTTTTACCAGATCCTAAACCGTGATATAATAGTAGTCCACGATATGGTGTATACAGGTTTAAGTAATCTCGCACAATTTTCTGATGGGTGAGCAAGTCAAATGCATCGCTTTGACCTCTTTCACAAGAAATCGTCTCTTTATTTGAAAGCATTTCTTTCCGTCTAGGTTCAAACAATGCAGCCATTTTTTGCACAAACAACTTGCGGTTGTTCATATAATACGGAGGAGCCACTATAATATTCTTTTCGCGTTCTTTGGGCAATCTATCAATCACCTTTTGCGTGCGAATAATTGCAGTGGTAAGGTCAACTGGTGGTTCGACAACCGCATCTGCCTTACCAGTCTTTGCTTTCTTTCCTCGCTTTTTGTTATCAACGATTAATTTTTCCACTTGGGCTTCTGCTGGCACCTCTTCTAAAACTGTCGGCACAAACAACTCTTCGCCCGCCACTGCGTGTTCCTCCGCATTCACCTCCTTTTCGGGTTCTTCTAATTCTTTTACTAATTCAACTGCTTTATCTAGTGCGACAACTTCATCTGATATTATTACCTTTTTAACTGTTTTTTGTGGGGGAATTGGCATAGCAGTTAGTGCGGTAGTAATAGGCTCAGCAACGGCTTGCGTTTGCGCTACAACTGCACATTTGCCAAGATTTTGCAATCTATTTAAAATCGCTTGACGATTTCCTGTAAAATCATTCTGTTTATCTGTTATTGTAACAACGACTGGCAGTATAGGTTTAACAATGATGGGTTCTGGGTTGTCTATATCCAAGACTTTTGCCGAGACAATTGGGTTACCAACCCGAAATTGCACGGCTTGTTGTATATTTGGTGTAACTCTTGCCTCCAATAGTTCTAAATATGTAGGCTTACTGCTCATTATGTATAATATGTATAGAGTATTATTACATATTATATTTTATCTCATTTTACGGGAAAAGCAATTGAATAATCAATGTGGGTAGTTAAAATATTATATACCATCTCCCCCCTTGGGAATTGCAAATAATATATACATATCTAATATAGTAAAAATGTCATATAGAAGAGCCCAACGTAGAGAGTTAAATCAGCGCGTTATGTTGGACAATCGTCTGTCTACGCTTACTAACGCACACAATTACCTTGGCGATTTACACATTGAACGCAATGCAACAATTGGGGGCAATTTAGATGTCAGTGGAGATTTGCACGCACGTAGCTATTATGCGACGGGCAACTATTATTTGGATAATTATGTGTTGATTCCTGCTGGAACCATTATTCAATCTGCTGCAATCAATGAACCAGAAGGATGGTTTGATTGCAACGGACGAACATTATTGGTGGCTCAGTATGCGTATTTATTTAGTGCGATTGGATATGCATATAGCCGCAACGTATATAGTGGATCGGATTTAAGTTTTAATATTCCAGATATGCGAGGACGGGTTGGCATTGGTTATGGTACTGGTTCTGGGCTAACCGCAAGAAGTTTAGGCGACATTAGTGGTGCAGAAACTCACACATTGACTGTGGATCAAATGCCTGCACATGATCACGGCGGTTCGACTGGTAGTACGAATGCTGCACTAATCGGTTCGACTACCACTGCTTCGATTGCTGGCCATGAGGTTGCTGACAATGGATCGCACAGTCACACCATCCCTTCACAAGGCGGCGGCAGCGCCCACAACAATATGCAACCGTATGTGGTATTACGATATTTAATCAAATATTAGGTCGTGACAATTTATACAATTTGATGTAATTTTATAAATCCATAAATCAAGTGATATTTTTATTGGAATGCATTTAGTTTGGCAATCGCATCTTCGCACGCAATTTGTTCTGCCTTCTTCTTTATTTTATGCAGACCTTCTCCCAAGAATACAAAGATTTTGTTATACTGAGACATATGCTGATGAATATCTCCGTGGCTGCGAAAATGAGTAATCGGTATCGCCTGATCAGACCGCACACTATGAATTGGTTGACCTAGGCACAAATACACGCCCATATGATAGCCCTTTTCTGGGTCGTGTTCAGTAACCTCAATATAATACGGTGTGACCTTATATTCCTTTTGGATTTTAACCTGCAAGATGTTCTTGTAGTTATCATCATTGCGAATTAATGAAATCCAATCCACGTGTTTTTCAAATACAGATTCAATAAACACTTGCGCCATTTGAAAACCGGGTCCCGTCGTAAATAAATCACTAAACCATCTCTCGTCATCGTGCACCGAAATCTTATTAAAATCCAGAAACAATGCTCCCAAGAATGATTCAAATAAACACCCCAATTTTTTTAGATTGGTTCTGGTTTGCTTTGTTTCCGCGTGTTTAGATAATATCAACCACTTATGCAGACCCATATCATATGCAATCTTACCAATGGATTCATTCTTCACCAATGCAATCTTTTTTTCT